GAACAGAAATCGTCTCTTCCTCCGAGATCAATTCCGCATCCGATAGCGTCCGCTTTATTCCAGTCTGACAACGCACCTTCTGCCTTGTCCCACTCATTGAGGTTAAACGCTCGACTAGTGCTGCTAACTAGCTGATTTGCGTGATATCGCCTAAACCTGTTTAAAGCTAGCTCGTCATGAGATGCTTCGATCGCCATCTGCTCTAAGTAGTCAGTCTTCAGCGATACGTTCAGGTTTGGATTAGCCATTATCCAGTTATTCGGATCTAGCACATCTTTGTCTTCGTCCACCTGAAAGTGATATCCGAAGAATTGTTCGTCTGCAAAATCGCCAGCGAGAATGGATTTCGCATAGTTGTACTCGCTCATCCATATATTGCTCTTATCGTCTCCAGCAGTGGTCAGTGTTAGCAGCAGAGGTTGCGACCTCGAGCCGCTACCAGTCTCGAGAGTGTCGTAAAACTTTCTATGCGTCTCTCTCCAGGCGTGGAGTTCGTCTTTTATACAACACGTGGGATTCAGCCCATCGAAGGGTTTGTCTGATCCTAAGCAGCGAATCGAGCCTAAATTGTGCTTGAACTTGATCTCTTTATTGATGTTCGTTGACATCTCGCTAATGTACCTGCTCTGAGCCCTCATTCGCTCTATCTCAGAGTAAATAACCTTAGCTTGCTCTTTTTTTGTGGCAGACAAAACCACTTCTGCAACGCTTTCTAGGCTTCTCGTTTTAGGGTTGATGTCGAAGCTCGCCATCATGATTGCAATGGCCGCACCTATGCAGCTTTTGCCATTCTTCCTGCCCATGCTCCAATAGACTTTGCGGAACCGACGAGAGTCGTCATCGTCTCGCTTCCATCCAAATATGTTGGCAATCGCAAACGCTTGCCATGGCTCGAGGATAAATGGCATGGACTTGAAGTCGCCAATGCTGTGGCAGATCATGTTTTCAATAAACTCAATCGCCACTTCTGCGGCTAACTTGTCAAAATGATATGGAAAGCTTTTGGTCGATTCCTTTGACAGATCATTGACATGACGCTGAACCGCTTGCTGCACTAGCTGACATGCGACAATGTTGCCACTCAGGACATCATCGACGTATCCATCAGCTTTTTTGAGTGCAGCACTTGCAATCACTAGTTGTTGCTCCTGTCTTGCAGTTTATTAAGAAGCTCACCGAATGGATTCTTTTCTTCATCCTGCTTTAAGCTTACCAACCTACTTCGCGACGATGGGGACAAACCAAATTCAGGAATTATCTTGTTCATCTGCTCCCGAAACTTATGCATATCGGTCGCGACTGGATGCCTTCTTACATTGCCTTGATTGTCGATCACTGTGTATGCGTTCTCGACAACCATTTTCCTGCACTCAAACCAACCGACATATGCGGTGCAGTATGCTATTAGTAGTTCACGATTTGAAGTGTCTTGAATTCCTTTCTGCTCAAGATCGGCACAGAGTGCATACCAAACCTCTAGCTCTAGGTCTCCAAACCATTCGGGAGGATCTGGGCTCAACCCATCGATGACAGGTCTCTCTTTGTTTTCTCGGTTAGGATTCTTTCTATAGCTTCCGTTGTGCTCATGCACTTCGGGTGCTAGCGGTTTTCTTCCTCTTCCCATGATCAGTTCCTGTATTTACGAAGTTTCCCACCGTGGCGGCGTTTGTGGCACTCGAAACACAATGCTACCAAATTCGATCGCTCATACATTAAATGCGGAGCGACTTGCGATCCTTTTATATGATGTACTTCTTCGGATGGGCGAACCCTCCCTTCCGACTCGCAGTCTTCGCACAATGGCCGCTCCATTCGGATGTCACGACTAAGTCGCGTCCATCTGCTGTCATATCCTTTTGCCGATGCTTTGTGCCTATTGCCATCGCATCTTTCACAAAAGTCTTTAACAACTGCGCCGCACCGACAGAATCGTTTGCTCATCCTAGCCAGCCAGCATCTGAAGTTGTCGATGTTGCCGTCAAAATAATTTCGGACGAATCATCGCTACTTACAGTCACACTCACATTTGCTGGAGTCTGATACCCAGATGGAGGACTTGTCACAAGCGTGTACGATCCTGCATCTAAATTGAACACAACCTGCCCCGATGAGTTGCTTGTCAACGTACTTGCGGTTCCATCAATATTGACTCTCGCACCACTAATCAAATTATCAGACACATCTTTTACCGTGACTGTAAGACTATAAATGCCAGTTCCAGCCGTCGCCCATGCAATATCTCCACGGTCTCGAATTGCCTCGAGACTGTCTGTAGTGTCGTCGAATGTCCCGCCTTTGATATCTGTTAGATGACTAATGATCGTAGTCTGATTAGCAGCGGTCGCGTCTCCACCAACCACTGTAGCCGTAGCATCAACTGAACCAGGTACAGTAAACGTAAGTTCGTCTGTCTTAACCTTGATCGCGTCCACGATTCCATCAATAGTGTCAACGCTTGCCTGTAACGAGAGGGCTGAGACATCAGCTTTGAATGCGTCCTCGTTGCTTCCATCTGTGAAGTACGCATAGATATCAGAGATCGGATCGGTATGATCCGGCACAACGATGAACTCGTCAGAACTACTTGGAGCGGCGGTCAAAGCCTCCTGCAAAGTAATCCGTCCATTGGTTGAATTATAAGTTGCAATCGGTCGAGCTTCGCCAGCAAGACTTCCACTTGTAAACAGCAATAGCAGATGATTGTAAGCACCAGTCACAGCCGTCAGGTTAGTGTCAAATGCCGATGCAGTTGGTGTACCACTGACTTCACCATCGGCAAGCTGAGTAGCTTTGAGTGATTGCCAGAAGGCACGCTCAATCGTACCGGGAGATCCCTTCGTTAATGTATAAGCCAAGAACGCTGCACCAATGGCATCATTGGCAGCAGACGATAGTGCGTAGTCAGTCTTGTCAGTGTTCGTTCCGACGATGACCTGATCGGTTGCAGGATCGAAAGTAGACAGACCAGTGACACTGACCATATCTGTATTGGTCGTTGTCGTATCATTTAACACTGTGCGAAGTAGATGACCACTAGCGTTAATGCCAAGACTTCCAAAGTTAGCCGGAGCAGATGCAGCAAGAAACGCTCCGTCTGTGCCTCGCATGTCCGTATTGGTTGTCGTTGTAGCAACCAAAGTCACGTTACTAACAGCACCGCCGGATGTAGTGATAGCACCACCGCTGACGATGGCCGATGCTGCTATGTCATTAAGTGCATCGAGCGTTGTCTTGGTTCCGCTGATGCTGTATCCGGTCTTGTCGTTGTTGGTCGAGACTGTTACCTGATCGCTTGCAGAATTGAATGTTGATCTAGTGCTTATTGCTGCGTCAAGGTTTGATAAGCCAGCATCGGTAGCGTCTCTGAGGTCGACATCAAGCAAACTAATCCGAACTACTTTGTCGATCACGCCACTTGCGATCATCGTCGTCGTAACTGCGTTTACGCCGGTTGCTAGTGCTGCATCCGGCAAGTGTAACTGGTAGAGACCCGGACAGTTCGTAGCGTCAACTTCGCACCACTTTCCGCTGCTGTAGGCATCGCCTGCTGTGCCTGCTGCAAGAGTGATGGCTGTTCTTGTCGAACCTTCACGCACATAACTTGCAGTCACATCAGTATAGGCAACCGCTGTCTTTCCTGCGCCAGTTGCGCTGTCACGCAAGATAACCTCGATGATCTTCGAGGATGTGCCTTTGAGAATTGTATGATCGAAACTCATTCGGTTATTCCTCGATTACTATTACGTTACCGCCGCCGGATGGGTTGTATGTTGTCGGGGCGTTTGCAGGTGGTTCATTCTTAAATAGATGACCGGCAGCTAACGTGATTGCATACTTGTCTGCTAAATAGCCTTCGACCCACATAGCCTCCGCATTATCAAGGCTTGCTGAATCGTAGATAATCACTTCTGTCATTTTTGCGTTCAAGTGTCCATATCCATCGCCCAGATGGATATATGCTGTTCCGCTTGGCGGCGATATAGCTGCTACGCTTGCATTTCCACCATAATTTAATGATCGACCGTTTACCCTTAGCGCAGACACTAAGCTATTCAAGGAAAATGTTGTGATGTAATTTGTGCCTGTTGACAAGTTATCTGGGGTAAAAGCTGAATTGCCTATAAAAAAAGGAATCGACCCTACATATCGCATGTAGCAGTTAAAATTCCCAGTTGATCTAAAAACACTTTGAACCCAAGTTGGTCTGGATGAACCTTGTGGGGTAGCGAAACCTTGAACCGTCACGCTCGACCCAAGTGATGGAGGGAACGAATCAATGTTCATTACAGCGGTTACCGCAACATCCCCGCTTTGCGTGTAACTTGCACTCGAAAGAACATCGTTACTACCATCGAAATCCGCCGCCATATATCCATTGATTGCGTTCGCCACTGCTAACGGCTGGTTAGCGGAAGTTGCCTGAGAAACATCTCGTCCATTGCCGCTGGAATCAGCCCAACTGCTTATCGGATCACCGTTTGCATAACTGCTCGCGAGTGATTCTGGTTTGAACCAAGCGTAGCAGTTAGTCAACTGAGTCATGTCTGTCCATGCCATCTATAGTCCCGCCTTAATGCTCGCACGAACTTGATCCGCAGTAGAAACGCCATCGCTTATTGCCGGATTGATCCAAGTGTTCTCGATCTCTGCTTGCAATGCGATGATCTCACTTTGTCGCTGTTGGTTCGCTAGATCCGCAGCGTGCTGATTGCGACTTGCAACGATGTCCGCTTCGACTGTTCCAGCAAACGGTTTACCACCACCGAGAGAAATCAACTGGTTGCAAGCCGGTTGCATTTCCGCTGGCAGATCATCCATGACCATCGCCACTTGAGAGCTTCTCGGATACTCGTGCGAGTTGACATTCTCGCCACGCCCGAAAACGTGGCTGATGTACCAGCCAGTCAAAGACTTTAGAACTGGATCAGTCATCGCTTGATAGTGAGCAATCAGAGATCCTTCACGCTGTCCGCTGACTGGATCTTCACGCACCAACTGCTGTTCTTCCAGCACTAGCTTAGAGTCGTAGCATGGCATCGGTCGAAGCGTCTGGTGTGCGATGCTATAGGCAATCTCTGCATCTGTAAGTCCTTGAGCTTCCAGCGGCTCAACTTGTCTTAGGTAGTCGATGCTCATTTAATATTCCTTAATTCTTCTGCGGATGGGTCGATCTTCAATACAGCTTGCCACAAGCTCCGGCGGTCATCCTTGCACTCAGCAAGCTCACGACTGATCTTGTCGTTTACGTCTTTTTGCAGCGTAAACTGACTGCGGTACAGGTGAACAACGGCTGTCGATAAAGCACCCATGCCTCCGACAAGTGCTGTCGTCACGGTCATGGGGTCGAGGTTAGCTAAGATGCTTTCCATTTCTATTTCTTCCGCAGTCGCAATTTGCCAATGAGTTTTCGGACGGGTTTACTTGGTTCTTCGCTTACGAGTCGCTCAACCTTGCATTCTTCATCGGAGACTTTTACTTCTCGCGCTCGTTCGATCTGTTTAGTCATTTGCCTCGTTACAGTTCTGCCGGGATCGCTTTGAACACCGACAGGAAACACCAACGCTGCAAGCATTACCGCTATGACTAAATTGAATTTCATTGCTTTTCCCTCACTGCTTTGACACCCTTAATGGCGATAGCCTCAAACGGGTCAGCCTTGCCCTCTTTGTCCCAGATGATTCCATAACCACCTGTCTCACCACCGAGCGACCAGTTAGTTCCCCAACTGTTTGCAACTATCAACCCAAATTGATTCTTCTTTGTTACAGCTACACCCAACGCAACTACCAAATGCCTCCACCAACTAAATGCAACTGTAGTCGGAGATGGCTTGTTTCCTATCAATGCACTAACGACTGCCTCAAAACTATCTTCCCGAGGAAGTTCTTCAAATTCGTGCAGTCTATGTTTTGATGCTTCTTTTTGTAACTCTGATGACCAACTTAACGCTCTAGTAAACTCCGGCAGGTCTTTTGTCTCTGGTATACCGGCTTCCTGAATTAGC